ATTTACTTTATATTCCTTTACTACGAAACTTTTTTGAAATTACATTTGTAGAACATGAAAATGATCAAGCTATGTTCTACACATTAGGTCGTGGTCGTGGTGGTAATGTTTATGTGTATGCTTTAAAATTAAAACAGTATGTATTCTCAAATGAAATTATCGAAACTGGCATTGATGAAATAGACGACAATATTCGTAACTACTATCCAAAAGTTCGTATTTCATTAGGTTCTGGTTCAGGTAAGTTTCTCAATGATGAGATTGTTTATCAAGGTTCATCATTGTCCACTGCAACAACACAAGCATTAGTATATGATTTTCAACCAAACGCATACATTGATGTGTATCGCATACAAGGCAATTTTACCACATCATCAAACGTTCACGGCAACACAAGCAGCGCACAGTGGACTGTGACACTTGCATCCGATGCTGCAACAACCAACAACGCATTTGAAGATATCTTTGACAATGCTCGTATCGAAGCAGCAAGTGATGGCATTATTGACTTCACTGAAATCAATCCATTTGGTGAACCATAATGTTAGGTAACGCACAATTTTATCACCGCACCATTCGTAAGATGGTGGTTGTGTTCGGCACAATGTTCAATGATTTGGAGATTGTTCGCTACACACAATCGGGTTTGCCAAGAGAAAAACAAAAAGTTCCATTATCATATGGACCAAAAGAACGTTATCTCACACAGATAACTTCTGATCCTAATCTTATCAAATCAATCAACACGGTTGTTCCACGTATGTCATTTAATCTTGACAGTCTGGAATATGATGTAAATCGCAAACAAGTTTCGACGTTACAAAATTTTGCTGCTGCTACAAATAATGGCGTAAGCACACAGTTTTTACCTGTCCCATATAACTTTGAATTTAGTCTATCAATCTATGTTCGTAATACAGAAGATGGTACACAGATACTAGAGCAGATTTTACCATTCTTTACACCAGATTTTAATGTTGTTGTAGATTTTATTCCGGCAATGAACCAAAAATATAATGTACCTATTATACTGAACTCTGTTGCATCTACAGTTGAGTATGAAGGTGGCATGTCTGATGGCACAACAAGATTGATTATTTGGGATTTAACATTTACTGCCAAGAGTTTCATCTGGCCGCCAGTCAAATCTGGTAAAATTATTAATGCTGCAAACACAAATATCAACATCGATCTTACATCAAAAGAATTGCAGAAAGTATATGTTGATTATGCAAACGGTAACAATGTATTTACTACGGGCGAAACTCTCCGTGATACTGCAAATGGATTTGTTGGCACAGTAGAGTTCTTTAGCAACACACAACTTGGCACTCTTGTCATTACTGGGGGCAATAAATATATTCAAACTGGTTATACATTGACTGGCGATTATTCAGGTGCAAAGTATAATGTTGCAACGTTAGACATCACTTCAATCAACGCTGCTGCTGTAATTACTGAGCCAACTCCAAATACAGCATTGCCTAACAGTAGTTATGGTTATATTGAAACGATTAAAGAATGGCCTGATACTTTATCATGAAAAAATTAAATAAAAATTTATCCGAAATCTTTGACGTTGAGCCGATAGAAGAAACAAAACCCGTTCAAACTATGCATGTGGTTGTAGAAACAACAGACGTTGTTGAAACGGATACTAATTATGCACGTGAAAATATTCGCACATTGATTGACACGGGTAATAAAGCATTAAACGATCTGGCTTATGTTGCCAATCAATCAGAGTCACCGAGAGCATACGAAGTCTTGGCTAATATGATGAAGAATTTAACCGAGATGAATAAAGATTTGCTTGAACTTCAGAAAACAAAAAGAGAACTTGCACCCCAATCTGAAGCCGCAAAAGGAGTCAACATAGATAAAGCAGTCTTTGTTGGCTCCACAACTGAACTTTTAAAAATGATTAAATCTAACAAATAAGACTATGGAACAATTAATCGAACAAATGAAAGTTATCCTTGGTACAAACTTTGGTTTGTACTTTAAGGCACATACTTTTCACTGGAACGTAGAGGGTCCAGACTTTGCACAATATCACGGCTTCTTAGGTGATTTTTATGAATCTGTATTTGATCAGACGGATACGATTGCAGAACATATTCGTGCATTGAATTCTTACACACCAACATCATTGGCACGAATGATGGAGTTATCAAAAGTAAATGATTTGGTAGCAATACCATCACCATTGATTATGATGAGTGAACTTGCCAATGACAATGACAAATACATCGTTGAACTTCGTGCAGGCATTGCTCTTGCTGATGCTGCTGATGAACCAGCAGTGGGCAACTTTTTGCAAGACATAATGGATGCTCACCAAAAACATGGTTGGATGTTGAGAAGTTTTACACGTTAAGACATGGAAGTTGGATATCTTGGTAATGCACGACTCAAAAAAGTCGGTGTTGAATTATCCCTTACAGAAGAACAAGTTAAAGAATATGTAAAGTGTTCCGAAGATCCGGTATACTTTATTGCTAACTATGTAAAAATTGTCAACGTTGATCGTGGTCTTGTCCCATTTGATATGTGGGATTTTCAAAAAGAAATGGTCAACGAGTTTCACAATAATCGTTTTACAATATGTAAGATGCCACGACAGGTCGGTAAAACAACTACCACTGTTGGTTACATGTTATGGTGTGCATTGTTCAATGAAGAATTTGTTATTGGTATTCTTGCCAACAAACTTCAACTTGCACAAGACATTCTTGCCAAGATTCAAAAAGCATACGAATATCTTCCACACTGGTTGCAGCAAGGTATTATCAACTGGAACAAACGTTCTTTAGAACTGGAAAACGGTTCAAAGATTTATGCTTACGCTACGTCAGCAGCGGGTGTTCGAGGTGGTACATACAATTTAATTTTTCTTGATGAATTTGCGTTCGTGCCACATAACATGGCGGTAGACTTCTTTACATCTACTTACCCTGTTATCTCATCTGGTAAAACATCAAAAGTAATTATTGTTTCTACACCAAACGGTCTAAATCTATTCTACAAAATGTGGATGGATGCCATGGAAGGCCGTTCTCTTTACAAAACACTTGAAGTTCACTGGTCACAAGTACCGGGTCGTGACGAAAAGTGGAAAGAAGAAACAATACGAAACACATCTGAAGAACAGTTTCGACAAGAGTTTGAGACTGAGTTTATTGGTTCAGCAGCAACACTTATCTCTGGAGCAAAACTGCGTTCAATGGCATTTCGTGATCCGATGCGTATTGAAGATGATGGTAACTTGTTCATCTATGAAGATCCAAGACCAGGTAGAATATACATTGCTACGGTAGACTGCTCAGAGGGTGTCAACTTGGATTATTCAACCATCAATATTCTTGATGCTACTGAAGCACCTTACAAACAAGTTGCTAGATACCGCAACAATAAGTTACCGTTGTTATTCTTTCCAACGGTTATCTACTCCATAGCCCGTAGATACAATGAAGCCTATGTGCTGATTGAAACAAACAATGTGGGTCAACAAGTTGTTGATATTCTGCACTATGATCTGGAATATGAAAACATTTATAAGTTAGAACATCACCACATCAAAGGACAGAGCATTTCTGCTGGCTTTAAACGTTCAGTGGCTTTTGGTGTAAAAACAACCAAATCGGTTAAGAAAATTGGTTGTGCCAACCTTAAAACTCTGATTGAAAATGACAAACTGATCATCAACGATTTTGATACGATTGCTGAACTGAATACATTTGTTAGAACAAAAGACTCATTTGCTGCCGAAGAAGGCAACAATGACGATATTGTGATGGGCTTGGTGCTTTATGCGTGGCTGACAGCCCAATCATTCTTTAAAGATGAGACAAGAATTGATATTCGTAAAATTATGTTGGAAGAGCAGAACATGCTTGTTGATGAAAGCATGGTACCTTTTGGTTTTATTGACGATGGAGTGACGGAAGAAGTGATGGCGGAAGATGGTGACGTTTGGCAGCCTCCATCCGGTTATTTATCGTCAAGATTATAAAAAACTAAATAGACTATAAAAAGAATATTGACCCAACAATAAAAGGAGAAATCCAATGGCATTTCAATTATCACCTGGAGTGAATGTATCAGAGGTTGATCTGACTACAGTTATTCCTTCAGTTGCCACTTCTACTGGCGCTTTTGTAGGACCTTTTGCTTGGGGACCAATCGGTGAAGTAACTACTATTTCGGATGAAGTTCGTTTGGTGAACACATTCGGTAGACCAGACGAAAATAATTA